TCTACTTCTCGGCGAATCTTGTTGATTGTATAGTCGCTTATCGACAGGCTAACCATTTCATATTGCTCCGTTGTCATAGTGTTCACTCCTTTTAGGTATTGTTGCTTATTTCGCTTTTGTTTATCTTTGTATCACATTGACAGTACAAATATAAAGTATAAACTATATATAAACAAGTAAATACTTTATATTTAACAAATATTATACAGTTAAAACTATATATTTATGAGAATAAAAGAGATTATTAAAGAAAAAGGATATACACAAGCACAATTTGCAGAAAAACTCGGTATATCTCTTTCTGCATTAAATCAGCAAATGACTGGTAAACCCTCACTATCAACCCTTGAAAAGATAGCCGAAGCTCTTGGTGTAGAAATATGGGAGTTGTTTATTTCCCCAAAAGAATTTCCCACACAAGGTCTCAAATGCCCTCATTGTGGAAAGCCTATAAAAATCAATATCGAGTAGTTCCCCTGCAACAGATGACTGTTTTCCAACCCGAATTCGACGGGCAGGGGAATATAGTATAATGGAAAGCTGTCTGAACTACTTTTGACAAAATTTGCCAATCCCTTTCTCTCTCCATTCTTTTTGTTCGTTTCTATTTTATTGAACTTGGTGAAGCGTGCCCGGTTGCCGAATTGCCGGATATTACTTACACGTCACGACTTCGTTACTTCACCCCGACCGATCGCAAGTCTCTGCGTTCCCGCTATTGCGACTCTCGGTGTTCGATTCCGTTATTCATTACGCCAATGAGCTAACTTTTATTAGGTATTTGTATTTTTAATTTTATTTACTACCTTTGTTGTATTAACACAATACAAAGATACAGAATATTTCTGCAATATATACAGATAAAACAGAAAATATTTGGATATTATATATATTTAACACATGAACGCCGCACAAAGATTAGAAGCCATTCTGAATTACTATGGTATAAATGCTAAGTCATTATCTGAGAAATGTGGATATGGTAGGCCGCAAGGAATATACGATGTTCAAAATGGGAAAACAAAAGAAATTTCAACCACAATGGCAAACAAGATTTTATCTGTATTCCCTGAATTAAATAGAGTGTGGCTCCTCACAGGAGAGGGAAATATGATTAATGAAAGAAATAATTCAAGCATTATTGATAGCAACAATAACAATAGAGGAATTATACAAAATAGTCATGGAAATATCAATAATGGTAATATTTCCATATCTTTGCCGGAAAAAGGTACTCAAAAAATTATTGACCCTGACGGAACAGTCACAATAGAGAATACTAGTTCAGGCGTCCAAAATAACCTGAACGAAATAAATAGACTTAACCAGAGGATACAAGACCTTGAAAGAATTATCAGCGGACATGAAGCTACAATAAAGTCGAAAGACGATTTAATATGTATATTGAGGAGCGCATTAGATAAGAAATGATTTTTAAGTTTTATTGCTTCTAAATATAGCGAATATAACAATGATTCTTTATACTAAAAACTTAGTTTTACAACATAATTTATAAGCAGATTCATACCTTAAAATATCAAATCCTATGGACTTTAAAGATTCAATACAACAACTATCTGAAAGAATAGCCAAACAACAAGATGCTATTGTAACGGAAGAGGGAACAAAAAATGCATTCATTATGCCGATGATTGCAGCACTCGGATATGACATATTTAATCCATTTGAAGTCGTTCCAGAATTAGACTGCGACCTCATCAAGAAAAAAGGAGAAAAGATAGACTATGCCATAATGAAAGAAGAAAATCCTATACTCCTTATAGAATGCAAGCATTGTAAACAAGACCTCAACTTACACGATACACAATTACAGAAATATTTCGTGGCTTCAAAAGCCAGATTCGGAGTACTTACAAACGGTATAGAATATAGATTCTATACAGATCTTGACAAGCCCAATATTATGGACGAGAAACCTTTCTTGGTTGTAAATATGTTGGCGCTTACGGATGCCGATGTGGAACAATTAAAGAAATTCAGTAAATCATATTATAATGAGGAGGAAATTTTAAGTACCGCCAACGAATTAAAATATGCTATTTCGATAAAGTCTATATTAAACAATGAGTTTAAGCAACCGTCACCCGATTTTGTTCGATTGCTTGCCAAACAGGCATACGACGGGCAAATTACACAGAAAATAATAGAGCAATTCACACCTATTATAAAACGATCTGTTCAAAGTATTATAAATGACACAATTTCAGACAGGCTGAATGTCGCCATTAAGACGAATGACGACAAAACAAAACAGGAAGAAGATAGTACACAAAATGCAAAAGAAGAACTTCCTGATGGTGTTGTGTTCAGTGACAGAGATTCAGGAATTGTTACTACACAAGAGGAGATAGATGCTTATAATATTATAAGAAGCATATTGAGAAAAAGTATAGATGCGCAAAGAATAACTTATAAAGACAACAAGACATACTTTGTTGTAAACATAGATAACGGCTATTGGTGGATATGCAGATTCTATTTCGGTAGTCGAAAAAAGCAAATATGTTTTCCTACGGACAATTACAAATCAAAAGAAATGTTCGAAATAGAAACGATAGATGACATCTTCAACTATGAAGATAAACTAATTGAATCCTTGAAAATGGCTTTAAGAGAATAATTAATTTATTAAATTATGAAAAAAATAGTATTATTATTGTTGGTTATTATTCCAACTATTGCATTTTGTGCTGAACCTAAAATAGAATTTGATAAAATTGATTCTGACGGCTCTCGAATGATAGGGTGCAATACAATTTATATTGGAAAGTGGACAGACAAGATAAATGTAAATTTATCTATTTCCTGCATTCAAATAAAAGAAAACCCAAATTATCAATTGTCAATGAGAATATTTTCTTATGCCCCTATTTCTGTAAAAAAAGGTGGTGTACTATTATTGCGTTTTGGAAATGATTCAATAGCCGAATTAAACTCATCGATTGAATATTCCGATGAAATAGGCAAATATGATTCATATACAAAGTTAAGACAGTTCATAATTTACCCAGCTTACGATATATCGGAAGAACTTATAAAAACAATTGCCAAGTATGGCATAAAGAAAATAAGAATAGAAACCAACCTTGAAAATATAGACCGAGAACTAAGCAATAAAAAGACAAAAGAAACGGCTAAATTCTTGGGTGGTGAATATACGCTTATACAAGAAGCGTTGGAAACCAAAGGAAATGATATTATGGAAGGTTTTTAAAATCAAACATTTATTACTCTATCTCTTTCAACACATCTAACTTGATTTCATCATCTATGTCACGATAACGGGCAAATGCCTTGCTGCCCTCTACATGACCGCTCATAGACCCGATAATATTCGGGTCTTTTACTTTTTTATAGATATTCCCGATAAATGTACGACGTGCGAGGTGAGAGCTGGCAATCTCATATATAGGCTTTTGCTCCTCTTTCTGCGTTACCGGATTTATGACGGTGACTTTTCTGTCGATGCCCGCCATTTTTAAAATCTTCTTGATGGAATCATTGTATTTTTGCTCAGAGATAAAGGGAAAAAGGGTACGTCCTCCATATTCCTTGTACTTTTCCAATATTTCAATCGCTTTTTTCATCAAAGGGACACGAGCATATTCCTGATTATCCCCTTTCGTTTTTGTCGGAACATATTCAATAGCCCCGTCATTGATGTTTTCACGAGTTAACCTGTACAAATCGCTTACTCTACAACCAATCATACATTGAAAGACAAATATATCACGCTGTATGGCAAGAAAAGGATTGTTCGGCATAGACAAATTGTACACCCTGTCTCGTTCTTCTAAGGTAAGAAAATAAGGCCTCCCATAAATTTGCTCCTTTATGGAATAATTTGCAAAAGGGTTGGTCGTTGTCTCCCCCATTCTCACAGCCCAAAGATAGAACACCCTTAACTTCGTCATCATGTTAGCAATAGTATTTCTACCTCTCGGCGATAACTTCTTGACTCCATCATATAACGACGGGTATAATTCTGCTAATCTATACTCGTTTTTTAGATAATCTTCGAAATTAGACAAATCAAATGCTGATATTTCGAGGCTCCACCTGAATTTTCCTCCATTAAAAATTTCGTAATTTTCATACCGGATCATTATCCGCTTTAAAACATCATAATGTTCCTCTCGCTTCTCATCGTATTGTTTATAGGTTAGGAATTTGTCAAATATATCGAAGAAATCATCATTAACAGGTGTTTCACCATTCACTCTACGCTGCATGGCATTACGCATCCATTCGCTCGTTGGCTGGTAGTCGTCTCCTCTTTCCTCCCATGTCCGAAGTATAAGAGACTTTAATTCATTCACTTTTTCGTTGAAAATTCGTCTCTCTTTATCCGGGTACAACGCCCTCGATTTTATTTCTTCTCTCTTGTTGTCGAAAAGATCTACGTTTATCTGTAAATCGCTTACATAATATAATAATTTTGCCCCCGGAGTAGATAGTCGGAAACGTACATTTACTATGTTATTTTTTTTGCTAGAACGAACGTATGCTTTAACGGTTGCCATAATTCCATTGCATTTTATTTTGTGCAAAGTAAGTAATTATTTGCACAAATGAAGTACAAATTAAACTCAAAATATGTGTTAAATCACATTATTAAACATACAACGAACCTAAATAGAACCGCCAAACGCCTGTATTTATCTGGGCATAAAGCAAAATGAATGTTAAAACGCTTTTTACGTTCAACTCCCCCTCCTTCCGCAAATGAAAAGCGTAACATTTTGTATAATAAAGTGTTACGCTTTTAACATTTTAAATATGCACAATATTTGCACAAGATATTATAAACCTATTTACTCTTTCTCTTCCAGAGTCACATCAATACCTACAATCTCACAATATTTAAGGAAGTTGTTCAAGTTGACATTCTTCCCACTTTCAATAGTGTGGAAAATTCACCTCATTATTTTACACGATATAGCCTATTTTCGTATAGTTGTGGAAAATTTTCCGCAAAAATGATTGACATAGAATTAAACACGAATGCCGGAGCTTCTTACCCCGGCATTTCCCTGTTCATCATTTGCATTTCCGAATATTCCTTTGAAATTTTCGCCTCATTCTCCTGTTCAAGAGACCGTTATCGGCAAACCGATTCAAGGTATCCTTCTCTTCCGGCGAAAGCAGGTTATAAACCTCCTTCCTCGACTTGCCGGAACAGATGGCTTGTATGATTTTAGCTATCTCCATGTATTTCCCGAATTAATTTCTTTCTGCAACACTCACATAGGAACTTCTTCGCCACGGGGAACATCTTCTGCCCGATATATCCCCGAAGGTACTGTTCTTCCTCCCCGTAAGGGTCAATGCCGAACGTCCGGGATATATGCCTGCACAAATGCCCCTTTTCATGGTCCCAAGAGTTTTGGAACTGTTCGGGGCTCGTCGTCATGGCAATTACCATCACCGTCCGTCGATGCTCGAAATTGGAATAGGTAAGTCCTGTATTCAAGTTACCGGACGACAAACTTCTGAAAGCATTTTCCAGATTACTCCCCGTACAACCGATCCGTTCCAGCTCCCGGAGTATGGTGTTTGTCCAGTAGGTGGTAACGGCGTAAAAAACCCTTACGTGCCAGTCGTATTTCGCTATGTAGAAATCCTGAACAATCATGTTTTAAATCGTGTCTTTTTGTTCTTTATATCTAAATCCATATTTACCTTTCGGGTTTTTAGTTTTAGTAGCTCTTGCTATATGCGACCTTGAAACACCTGTAAAACGGCTTGCTTCTGACACAGAACCAAATTCATTTATAAAATTCCATTGATTATCATAAACCAAAACTTTCCTTGCATTGGAAGTAACAGGCAATTCTCTGATATTAACTTTATCCTTATCATATCCCCAAAAATAACCTCCAGCTGTATTTAATTTTCCATTACATACATCTATTATACTGCTATGATCTATTCCAGTTTTCCTTGACGCTTCCGCCCCAGAATAATACTTAGCGATAAAATTACCTTGCTTGTCAAATTGGTAGACAGTTTTAGGAGCTCTTTTCTTATTGTTTTTCTTTCTTGTTTCTAAGGCTTTTCTAATCGCATCCTTTGAATAAGTGTTTTGCTTACATCGAGAATACGTTATATTATTTAGAGCATTTTCTTTATATGTTACCCATCTTAAATTTTCAACACTATTATCGTTCCTTATAGTATTAATATGGTCAATGCAAGGCTTATTTTCAGGATTAGGAATAAATGCTTCTGCTACTAACCGATGCACTCTTTTCGGATATGTTTTACCATTCATATATAAGTTTACAAAAGAATATCCATGAGTACCATCAGAAACAACGGCAGACATAAGGTGAGATTTTCTTTTTTCAAAGCAATTCCCTCTTTTAACGATCCTGTCAACAGACCTTACATTCCCCATATTAGATACTTCATAAAGTCCTTCGAATCCACTAATTGGTTTCCAAATTTCTTTCATATAGCACAAATTTCAGTTTATGCAAATATATGAATTATATTAATTCAGACCAAATAATCGGAGTACCCGAACCTATACAGTCAGCATAGAAACGTGTAAAGGGCAACCCGTCGTAACCGTCAGGGTCGTCGATATAGTCCTTTACAAACAGAGCCAAATGGGTATCGTCGGGAATCGATGATTTCAAATAGTCGGCCTTCCCCATATTGGCGACAAATACATGGTCGTACCCTTTGGCCTTTTCCAACTTCACGCCCGCCTGTGTCAAGATGACCTCCACATCTTCTTTCGAAAGGGCTTTTATCTCCTCCTTCTTTCCGGTGGCCTTGTTTTCGGCCTTCATTCTGGAAACCGCCCACTCGCACATGTTCTTGGAGAAGTGCCAGCCGTATCGGGAAAGGTACTCCGTCATGCCGGAGGGGAAAATATCATAAATGTCTAATCGTTGGTTCATAACACTGCTTTTTTATGTTTTTGAAAAGAGAGGGGATTTCTCCCCTCCCGATTAATAGAACTCGCCGTTGGCCCGTCTGCGTCTGCGTTCCCCCATTTCGTCATAGTACGAAGGAGGATAACCGGGAGCATAACGGTTGTTCATTCCACTGGAAGAACCTCCGCCATAATTCCCGCCGCCGTAACTGCCGCCATTATTGCCACGGAAGCCCATATCGCCGCCCTGCATTTCCCGCATGGCAGCTTCATAGCCTTTCTTGTAGCCGTGCTCGCAACCTTCCTTGTAGGCCATTTCGAGCTCTCTACCGCCGCGTTCATTGAATCCTTCATATCCACGGCCTTCTTCTAATATTGACCACATTCCCATATTACTTTTTGTTTTTAGTTTCAGCAACACCGAGCTGTTCCATCAGTTTTTTGTTCATGGCCATTAGGTCGGCCATGCTTCTGCTCATTTCGGACATCTGCCCTTTGAGGGTGGCAATCTCCTGCTCCTGCCTTTGCTTTTCCGCAAATTCGGGATTCAAAATTGTCAATATCTTGTCGCACCCGGCAATCACGTTCTCGTGGTAATTCCGCCGGTTCAGTTCGTCCAAGCTCTTTTGCCGGATAGCCGACACTTCCGAGTTCATGGCCTCTCGGGAACAAGATATGACGATGTTGCCGTTTTGCCCGAAGTCAGCGATGTCCGCCCCGGCCGGCAAGTTCTGGAACGTCGTGTTCTGCCCGTTCACGCAGACCACCACGTCCACCACCATTTCCATCTGGGGTATCTGCCCGATAGGTGTCGGCATGGGGTATTTGGGCTTCGCAGCCGAAACGCTGACGACGGAGCCTATATCCACTAAGGGATTTTCGTCCTTATGAAGGATAAATAACTGGTTGTTTGCTCGAAGATTCTGAAACATAGTTTTTTTGATTTAATGGGACTGCCCGATAAAAGGCAGCCCCGTGTTAATTATTTGCTTTTGGCAGCGACGTTGGTTGCCGCCGTCGCCGTAGTAGGTCTGTACCCACCGTTGACAAGGTACACTTCGTTGGTGTACTTGTTGTAATGGATTTCATAGATCCCCGTACCGGCGATATTCTCTACCGTCACCGGCTCGTTGTTGTAAGCCAGCAGAGGTCTCGTGTCCCCGTTCGTCCCGATGAGAATGGGAAGCGTTGCGGTCGTTCCGGCGGGTATCGCCTGACGGAGATTGATATAGAATCCTCCCACATAGTCCCTGTTACGGAACGCATGGTCGGGAAGTTCCAAAGTCACGTTCTCCGTACCGACCGTCACCGCCACCGTAGGAAGAGTGTTGTAATTCACTCTGCCCAGCGTCGGGAACGGAAAGGGAAACCCTGTAAAAAAGTTAGGCCACATATATACCTCCTTTCTTACTGGAATTAACCCCAGTAGTTGTTGCAACCGCATCCGTAACCGCTGCGCCCGTATGCGACATCGCCCGCATAAGCACCATAAGCGGCAGCCCGGTACAAGTCCGTGTTTACAGCCTGAATGTTCGGATATACCACGGGAACGGTATTGGGCAATTTACACTTGATGCCGTCCACATCGCTTTGGAGAGCCTGCAAACCGGCAGCGAGGGGAGCAATCTGTTGCCCTACCGCATTGAGAATGGTCGCATTCTGGTTACGTTGGGAGATTTCAGCCGCCAAAGTAGCCTTCTCTGCCGTCAAAGCGGTGATCTTGTCCTGTAAAGCCTGAGTTTGGATAGAATCTAGCTTCGCCAAAATGGCACGAGTGTTCTCATTGCCGCTGTCCACGAGGGAATGGGTTTGTTCCGAGGTGGCGATACGGGTTTCATATCCCTGTCTCTCGATTGCGTTTTGCGTCTTGCAGCAGCAATCTGCGATTTGAGTCGCCAGCGTACAATTACTCGATTGAATGCTGTTGATGATCTGTTGTGCGGACATGCCCACTTGGTTGCCGACACCCTGAATCAAGCCCTGAATGTTGCACAAGGCGGATTGTAACTGTTGGGTAGAGCAGTTCAAGGACGAAGCGAGTTGGTTGATGGCATTACCGTTCCCTTGAATGGCCGACATCAGGTATTCACGTCCTACATCGCCGTTCAACTCGGCAGGAAGCCCGCCCCGGTTGCCAAAACCTCCGAATCCGTTACCGCCCCAGCAGAACCACAGCAGGATAATCCAAATCCACCACATGCCTCCGCCCCAAGCGTCCTGATTGTTCCTTCCCTGATTGAGAAGGGCCAAGAGTCCGGGATCGACCCCTTTACCGCCCATCAGGTTGGGCAATAAAGCCATGATGTCGAACTTGCTTCCGCCACCATTGGGCTCTTGATTGAAAACATACGTTCTTTCCATATAGATATAATTGATGGTTACGGCCAATATCGGCCGCATACAAACGTATGGCTATTGCCGTTGCTATCCTCTGATTTCGGTGGCTATCCTGTTGCTGACCCGTTGATTTGTCGTTGTCAGAATAAAACTTCCCGAACACCGCTGTTTCAGGCTGTTTTTCAATTTGTTCACTCCCTGTCTGGTCATGGAAAGATAAGCGGCGGTGTTCTCCTCGGAGAAGCCGAGCGATACCTACGCACAGATGAGCAGGCAACGTGCGTCGACCGCATTTTTGTTCGCCCCGTTAATCAATTCGCCGTAACACAGCTCACATTCCTCGCAAACGATTTGCAAGACGTGTTCAAAGATTTCATTGGTTTTCATATCTCTTGCTTTTTAAATATTTGTTAAATTATAGATTGTTGACACAATAAAAAACATCACGTTCCTGTTTAAAGGCTGTGAAAGCCTCGTAACATTCCCCGTGATGTTGTCTCTTGTTAGTTTTGGAAGAGCAGCAAGAGATTGAGGCTTTCCTTTATACTCCGAAGCCTCGGAAGGAGTCGTAAATCAAATTATATCAAGAAACCCAGTCCTTTCAATTTTGTTATCCATTTCACGATGTAAGGGACAAGCAGCAAGACAATGCCACCGAGAGCCCACCAGCACCATCGGGGAGTCTTGTACTTTACTACCTCGACGGGGTAGGGTACTTGTATGCTGTCCGTCTTGGATATATACAGCGTATCGATTCTGTCCTTGAACCTGTATATGTACTTGTATTGGAACTCCCGTATCGTGTCTCCCGATTTCTCGATGAAAACACTGTCCCGCATGTATATGGAATCGAGCTGCACACGATTCAGATACACCGTGTCGCTCTTTGTCGTCTCCACCGGAACATACACATGTCTGGTACAACTCGTCGCAGCCAAGCCGGCCAAAAACAACAATAGGAATACGGTATGTCTCATAAGCTCAGTATTTGTTTCCGGTTCTTCGATGACGACACATAAGACACGTGCACCCAACTGTAATTGCTCTCATTCAAAAGCTGGTCGAAGGGAAGGTTATCCCGAATCAATTCGAACAGTTTCTTGTTCTCCTCCTTGTTCCCTCCCGTGATGTCCGCCGCCTCGCCCCTCATGTGCTGGCTGTTTTTCGCCCCACCCACGGCGGCATTGAGTTTGGGACAACGATAGCCCGAATTGACGGTTATCGCCTTCCCGTACATCTCCCGCAAGGGGTCTAAAACATGGGTGACAAGGTTCGACAGCGCAACAGACGCTTCGGTCGTCGGGGTATTGTCTATACCCAGTTTATCTGCCGTCGAACTCTTTGTGAGTTCTTTCATCGTGAAGTATTTCATATCTCGAAGATTAAGTTTTCCATGTTGTTAATTCTGTCCGGCTCAGATACGAGCAAATCCTCTTCTGGAAATTTTTCATAAAATTCATTACACAAGTTATATTCCATTTCCATGTACTCTTCATTGCCTCTTCTTATGCTTTCAGGAGAGACCTCCACGATATGGAAGTTGGTCTGTATGTCGTAGGCATACCTGATACTTATTCCCGGTATTTTCGAGGCAATCGATTGGATCGTCTCGATGACAAAATCCTGTACATTCTTATTCATGTCTTTCTTCTTTTTTTTCGTCAAGCAATCCAAACCTCGATTTGAATCACCAGCCCTCCCAGTATGGTAGCCAGCAGGTCGGCATACGACCAAGCCCCCGGCTTCCTCCACTCGTCGACAGCCTCCTTGATACAGCCCGCTATGGCAGAGAACAGCACACAATATTCCGCCGTCGCACCTATCACGATGGCGAAGAAAGAGGCGATGACACCTCCTGCGATAAAATGCAGCAGCTTGTCGTGGGGAATAGACAATAACAACCCTTTGATTCTTTCCAAAATTTTCTTCATATTATTCGTTATTTAATCGGTGATAAAAATCGAGCTTGATACGGTCATATACAGAAACTACATTCGTATATGCCCGCCCGTTATTCACATTCCCAGAATACACCTCGCTTGTAACTACCTCTGCCACCCATTCTATCCATTCGGGATTGGTATAACATGAAAGACGTTTACCACGATAGGTAAAGTAATCGAAACGGCTGTTCCTGTCCTCGTACTGGTTCGTCAACAAAGTATGTATCTTACCGGAGGTTTTCTCCTTGTCGGCGATATGGTTTTCGTCCCTGACCTTCTTGATGATTCTGCAAACCCTTTCGACGGCCAAATCGAAATACACGTTCGATATGTTCTTTATCCGAAGCTGCGTTTCCGGTCTAAGACCTTCCGATATGTCGGACAACATGTTATTCTGGTCGTTCGTCTTTTCGATAAGCTCTTTCAGGGATTCTCCGTAATCCTCCATACTCTTGGTGATAATTGACTTGAACCACTTGAAGCAGGCCACCATCATCATGGCCGACAACACCAAGAAGAATGCTGCGGTCATCACCAAGAACCCCTGTTCGCTTATCCCTCTGGCTACCTCCGTAGCCTCGTTTATCCCTCCCATATCAATGTTTCTGTTTTTCGATTAACAATCTGGCTTCCTCTTTGCAGGATTCCGCATAGGCGTTATAAGCCTCGAACTCCTCTGCTTTCGTGTCCCTTTGCCGAAGTATCGCCAGCTCCTCCGACAAGGTATATTTCCGACGGATCAATCCGTTCACCATTTCTCCGTAGTCCATTGGTACGGGAGATGTTTCCGTGCCGTTATCCGTCGCTTCCGGTGCTTCCTCGTACTCATAGACTATCGCACCGTTCCGGTAATACATCACGGGTATTTTTCCGGGTATCTCTTCGGGTGATGGGATAGAATCTATTCGTATGAATCCTTCTATCAGGGTTTCGCCATAATAAATATTAGTGACTCTTTCGTCGCATATTTTAACTTGTATCATATCAATTGAATTTTTTATACCTCGGATACAGAAGTTTTCCATTTTCCAAATTCTGGTTAGGTATCTGAATATACCCGAAATCTCCTTTTATCACTCTCCCGACATATTCGTCCATATTTATATCTGCATATACATAAATATTATAGTACAAGCTGTTGAAAGTGAGTTTATAACTATAACCATAAATCGCATTGCCCATCAATGAATCGCTTGGGGAAACATTGACATAAGTATTCATGGTATATCCCGCTTCGTTTTTCTTGGCAAGAGTTCCGTTCTCTATGTTTGACATCTCTATTGTACAAATCTTTTGATGGCTGATAACATAAGCCGCACTTTTGAAATAGACGATAATGTTATATCCTGAACCTTCTATTTTCCCTACAAATGAAATATCGCCGTTGGAACTGTCGATTTTAAACAAATTACTGTACGACAGGAAATAATTGAATCCGTTGTATTCGCATTGTCCGAAATTCTGAATATCTGAAATAGAGGCTCCGGACAATTCTTTCAGATCGAATTCTTTTTCAGTGAGACCGGTTTCAAAATCTATCAGTCGTAGAACGCCATCATTTTTGTAAAAATAAACGAAGTCCTTATATTCGACGAAGTTGCAATTATAGTACGGTTCTGATAAAGTCCATATCTTAGTTCGTGTATCTAAATCCCAGCAGGTGATGGCACTACTGTTAGGTACAATGATTTTACCGTCTTTATAAACGAAACAAGAGTTTCTAGTATAGTGATATGAATGTATATTTAACGGGATTTCATCATAAACAGTATCTTCTCCTGTCTGTTCATTCCAACAGGCAAGCCTGTTGTCCTTGTTGCAATAGAAGAACAAGCCGTTTTTAAAATAATACAGCTGGAAGGTTTTACTCGTATCTTCGAATAATTTCCCGTTTATCCCCTGCGCAGAAATAATGTTGTCTTTTATTTCGACGTTTTCTCCACTAATCAATCTGTCCTGTTTCCCGGAGATTTTATTGTCTATGCTCTCCGCCGCTTGGTTCGCTTTATCGGCTGCCGCATTAGCCTTATTTGCAGCAGCCAAAGCAACAGCACCCGCATCGGTAGCCGGCTTCTGCAACTCCTTGATTTGTTCGGGTGTAAAATCCTCGTAAGTGAATGGATCTCCTTTATCTCCTTTTTCACCGGGCAAGGCAACCATTTCCTCCACCACAACGGCATCAGGCACTACCACCTGCTCATGAACGATTATGCAATCACTATCTGCCATATCACTTGATGATTATATTGGTTTTGTAAACATCGCCATAGTCCCATTTGCCGTTATTGAAATCGGCATCCTCTATCCAGTAATGCCTCTCGACCGTGAGCAAGCCATATCGGAAAGTCCCGGAATTGAATATGCCGTACAGCACGCCGTCACGGAACACACAGTTTTTACGTGTCTTTCCGTCGTAGCTCACTTCGCAACAACAACCGGCCTCGTCCTTGTAGATGAACTTAAACTTCTTCGTCTCGGCATCGATTGGGCTCCCGTTCTTGTCCTCAAAGCCAATGGTAAACTTAATATCCTCCCACGAGTATTTCACTACGGGATCTTTGTCAATCATCGATCAATCTCCTATAATCTTAAATATGCTACGCTTGCTTATTGGCTTTTCGCAGATACAGCATTCTTCCGAATCATTAATATAGTACAATACTTCCTCTACATATTTCAATCCGATAGAATAAGTATCATCGGCTATCATTTGTCGTTCCTTTAATTCTGTATGCGAAGAATAAGCATCGTTGTTATTCATAGTTCCAAACCTCGTCGGCAAGCTATTACCGAATTTTACGACACGTGAATAGGCCAGATAGGCAACAGCTTTCTTCAACCCTCCGATAATGCGGTCTTCTCCTTTCTTCGACTTATACAGACCCCCATTTAGTAAGATTGTATCTTTACTCTGCATTATCTTTTGAAACAGAGTATCACCTACTAGATAGCGAATGTCTATATCTATCGCCTCGTCTATCGCTTTATTGGCAATTTCCTTATCTGCATAGCAAGGCCTTGCCAATGTCGATATATCAGTTGGTGTTATTAGTGCTGCCATACAACATCGATTGTATTTTAAAAGTATCAGACGTGAGTTCTCCGAATGGTTGCTCATACCAATTCTTGAATATAGATAACAAGGCTCTCGATATTGCCCTCTGCTCTTTGGTTACCTTACCCGAATAGTAGGAATAAGCGTCAGCCAATATATCACCAGAGAAGCCGAGCTTTCCTTTTCTTATTGCCAAAAATGCTTCTTGGTTGAATGCTGAATAGATATTATCTATTATGCTATCCGCCGTTACGGTAAATTCCTTATCATAATTGTTGGTCGACAAACTTATAAATTCAGGAGATTGCTCGTCAGCTCCTATCTCTATCTCTACTATCTTGCAGGCATTATAGTCTCCCTGCAAGTTTTTCAACACAGGAGAATATTCACTTTCGTAACTCTCATGTCCGTAATATCTCCTTTCATCGTCAAAATAATTCTCTTGAATATCTGTTCCTTTCCTTGTAATCAATGCCCCGCTCGGCAAGAAGTTATTCCGGGCGTTGCGATAACGTACATTGGCAAGTCCTTCATCTGTACTCATATCCGTGATAACAGGGTCATACACCGGAAGAGGGTAAACCATGTTGCCATTCCTCGAATACCATAACACCTGCCCCTTATAATCATTTATCCCAACCTCTTCAATTTCGGTAATTGCAGAATTGGGATCGAAAACATGAATGAAACTAATGTTCGACTTGTTGACTTGAACTCGTTTTCCATTCCTAGTCTCATCACCCGTCCAGTTAGGGTGAATGGCTATTTCTGTCACTTTACCGTAATCGTTTGGCTCTTTAAGTCTCGTTGTAATGAAGGGGATATGATGAATGTTGCGAATCTTTCCTAATACGTCATAATTGGCATGTATTGCAAAACCTCCGAACTTTGCAAGATCATTTGCTAACAATCCCAACAAGTCATCTAGTGTATCTCCGCTTTTGTTGATTTTGTAATCTGAAATTATTTGAGAGTTGAATCCATTCCCTTCTATGAAATCTGCATAGCGAGACAAACAGCCGGAGGCGATAGACGACGATGCTACCACCTCGGCTAATTTATTGGGATACAAATTATCTTCACCATAGCTCTGTATATTCAGGCTACTCAGATAATTCGTGTTAATCCTCTTTTGAGGCTCCTTTACGGCTTTTAGATTCATAGAACTCGTCAGGGATTACAGAAAACATGGTTCGCAAGCCGGGGTTATTGGTCAGATATTCTTTGGCTATATCATCGGTAAGGTTCTCATTCGTGTAAACACGAGGATCACCGAACACTTGAATCACAGCTCCGGGTTTTAATACAAATTTCGATTTCTCTTTCATCTTCTTGTTCCTTTTTAAATAAGTGAATGTTTCAATCAATGCATCTCTATGCTTATCCTTGCAGTTACATTTCCGAACTTCTTTTTTCAAGGATTCATTATAGAGTTTCTCGATCGTTCGATGATCCTCCTGCGATAGGGAGTTTATTCTCCCTATCAACTCGGAGGATAATTTCATCGCTTCTTCATAGGTCATACACCGGGAGAAGGATTAACCAACGAATTAATCATCGCCAGCGTCGCTTCATAACTGGTCTTGAACAAATAAACTTCTGCCACAGGGCTTTCTGTTTCAGTCATGGTAACCTGCCAGCCACCTTGTGTATCCGAGCTATACGGGTCACGAGTCGCTGCCGTTGCGAACATGCCTTGTTTTATACCGAAAACTTCAAAGGAACTGTCTCCCTTCGTACCTTGTGTGGCACTAAGATTCTTCCATGTGTTTTCGAGAATCACGACATACTTACCGTTGAACAAGGGGTCTATCACTGTTTCAGCAATCTTGGGACCTTTGTTCAATATCGTAAATTGGACATTTTTAGTTACCGTATTGGAAATTGTTCCAACGGCCAGTTCAGAGGTAGATCCCGTATAGGGTGTATTTCCTCTTTGAACGATTTCATAGGCCTTTTTCCCGTCTTTTAGAACAAGGTCGGAAATCGTATTCGCACCAGAAAAGGTGGTGGCCGTAAAATCGATATCGTCCCAGTTAATAATTATTCCTTTGTGCTCATACCCCTTTGTAATAGGATCGTTACAGTTTGGAACTATTCCTGCCGAAATCAAACTAACACAGTCTGTTGCCATTTCATTTTCCTTTCTTAAAAAATTATTTAGCATGCTACTTGAACTAACTCATCTTCTGCGATTAAAGTACCGAGGTCTCCTGTCGAATAAATTTGAGTTTGTCGTTTTTCACGATTGAAGAAAATATCCAAATCTGAAATCAATTCTCCGGGAGCCCCCACAAGTAAATTCTTCGGCGAAGTGTAAACAGCTCGGTGAGGAATGTTCAACTTCGTCTTATCATTTTGATATTTTTGAATCATTCTGTCCCAAATCGAGATGGAATAAATAGGAACACCATTGTATTGCGTCATTTGAACACCATCGAAGATTACTGTCCAAGGCATTATATCTCGGTAAGTTTTCTTCACATCTTGCGTCAATGCGTCTGCCAATGATTTTGTCATAAAAATAGCTGCCCCATCAAGGGTAGAAATTCTTGGGTCTGCTTCCATCAACATGGAGTCTACTATGCCCGTTGCAACACCGGATTCTAATAATTTCGATTTTTGAAGGGCTGCCGTTGTTTGCGAATTTGCCGCAATTGCTGTTTTCTGAGATTCATTATCTGTAATTATTGCAAACAGTCGTTTCCAGAATCCATCGGCAACTGTAAACAAGTTGGTATTAACCCCGTCTGTTATCTGACCACTTCCTCCGGTTATATTCTTTGCGTCCTTGTCGCCGAACCAAATTAACCGCCACATCATATTTATCATGGCCTTTTCCAATGCCGGTCGATAGACAACATTCATATATTCGATAGAGGTCATGTCGCCCTTATCCGTGCCTGTTTTCAGCGTATATTCGGCTACTGTACCCATAATATCGTCATAACAGAGCTTTAAGGGTATTTCCCATTCTCCCAATTCCCACTCTTTTTCGTTCGCCTCAATGGAAGCAGATACATAAGTAGGATTACATCGGTTCGTCAGTTTCGTTCCGACATCTTCCATATCGCCTATAAACCCTAATTTCTTCCCGTTTCTCGCACTAGTCATCAATGTAAATAGTGCTTCAAGGCTTTCGTCCTTGAACGTTGTCATCGGAATTAACTCCTGCAACGTTTTTATCGCCCCATTATCAGGGGTCAAATCTTCAAAAGTTCCCATAATAACCTAAACAATCTCTTAATATTACCTATTTTCTTTTTCGCTTTTCAACCTCATGGGCTTTCGCTTTCTCTTTCCTCTCCCTTAATTCCTTTTCAAGGACGTTTTCCTCTGCTACCGGATCTTTCTTTCTAGCCGGATTTGGTTTAGGGGGCACATAATTGCTAGTCGTCACTCTGTCAAGCCATTGTTTGCCACCTGCCGCTTTAACTTGGGCTAGAATAGCAGACTCCTCGTCGCTTTTTCCCTTCGCTCTTTCTGATTCCAGCTCCGCTGTAAGTCGAGCAATCTCAGCTTTAAGTGCTTCCACATCTTCGCCTCCATCAGGGACAGCTTCACGAATCTCGGTAATCACGCCGTCAGATACGATAATCGTTCTCCCATCGGGCATCAACCATTCCCCGTCAGGGCTGGCGGCATCACCTACCTCCGGGTCTCCCTCTTCTCGTTCTACTGTCAATACTTGCCCGTCCTCAGTTTGTAGCTCGATGTCTTTTGCACCTGACAAACCGAGTGCTTGCGCCAACACATTCAGCGCATCTTTCAGATTCTTTTTACTCATGTTTTTTTTATTTTTGTTTGTATTGGAAATAGCCGAAATCGGCTCGATTATTTCCGTTATGAATCCCAAATCCTTAGCTTCCTGCATGCTTATATAGCGTTCCTCTTTCATCAGAGTGGAGAGAACTTCCCTATCAGCCCCCGTGCGCTCTACATAGAAGTCAAGAATCTTATTATCCTCCGACCTCAAATCATTAGCTTTTGCTTCCAGTTCTTCCGCCGTGGCATTCTCTATATAAAAATCACAGAAGCGGGTATTGTGAATCAGAAGCCTCTGGTTCTTATATCCTTTACGTACCGAACCTGCGAGCAGGACTATCGTCGCCATAGAGGCGCACACTCCGTCAACCACCGTTATTATTTTTTTGCCGGTCGCCCTCAATTTGTCAACGATAGCCCAGCCCTCGGCTACATCGCCGCCCGGACAATGAATGCGCACCTCTATCGAATCGTCATCTTCCGGTATCTGGCTTACAAAATCGTCTACATCGACGAAAGAAACTGCATTGTCCCCGAAAAACTGCAATAATGCTTTTTCCGACTCGTTCGCTATTTGAGAATATATTTTTAATACCATTATCCAATCATTGGTTTATTCCAAATTTACGAAGGAATAACCTATCAAACAGAATGATAAGAAGGGATTCAACTGCACGGATTTTGCAGCAAAAAAATGGCGCATATCCTCACGGACACACGCCACTCGAAACACAACACATATAATTAAACAACGGAATCGAACTTTTTCAAGATGTAATAGAATTTTCTCGGCCTTATCTGGTACTCATCGCTCAATTTCTCGGCGATATAAGACACTTTTAACCCTTCTCCCTTCATCGTTAGGAAACGCTTGTACATTTCAAGGTACTTAACATCGTCCAGATTGACTCCGGCACGCCTCATCGCTTCCAATATGGGACGGCTTATCTCTATACATTCGTGTACTTTCATGAATCGAACAATTAAATGGAACCTAAATTCTCTACCACTTTAACTTGTGAACCCACCTTGTTAATCTCCGTAACGGAAACAATCGGGTGGACATCTTGCATGCCTCGTGCAATGGCTCGTGCAATCATCTCCTCACCGAGAGCCTGACTGCTTTTTTCCCGAACTTGTATGGGCACACCTCCTCCGGCTACATTAATAGCAGACAGTAGCGGAGCGAACATGGAGGTAGCTCTTGCTGTCATCACGCTCTCACCGTTAGACAACATGGCGGGTATGCTGTCGCTTGTTCCCGTGCCGGATCCTTCTACAAGGCCGCCTTTGGCAAACTTGGCCGAGTTTATAATTCCTATCGCGGTTGTCATATTGGAGATAATTTGAACAATCCCGGCTGCTGACTCTGCTATCCCGTCTATTCCTTTCCATGCGTTTGCCGATGTCAGTTTGGCGATTGCCTTTCCTGTTTCTATGGCTATCTCGGCGAGGGCTAATGTCTTTGACAATATCAAAAACGCCTTGTTGCTCTCTCCAAGCTGCTCAAATAACCCCGATAGAGCTCCCGTAATCTGTGAAGCCGCATCCAGTTTCGCCTGTTCTATTTCTATTTCCCTCTGGGCAAGTTCCTCTTTGGCATCCAAATATTCCTGCTGGGCTTCGAGTTGTCGGGCTTTGAACTCGGCATCGCTTTCTCCCTCTAACTGCTGTAAGGAATCAAGCCGTTTCTTGGCATTTTCAAGCTCGACTTGCAACTCATCTTCTCCGGCTATCTTTGCGGCAGCTAACCTGTTGGACAGTTCGAGTTCCAATGCTTCCATAGCTTCCTCTTTCTGCCTATTCCTATACTCGATTTCTAATTGTTCTGCTTTTGCTTTGTAATTATCCCGTATCTTTTGCTTTTCTTCTTCTGTTAATAATGCTGTTTCAAGCTCTTTATCCCTCTCTTTATTTAACTGCTCTATTTTAAGGTTTAATTCCTCCTCAGAGCCTTTAACAGCAAGTTCTAGTTTTGTTTTAATCATAAGTGCGTCATGCTCCATCTGTTGCCTAGCTTGTTCATCTAACATTTTCTTTGTTTCCTCATCAAGGATCTTTTGCGCAGCTATGGCAGCGTCTGCATTCGCTTTCTCTTTATTCTGTCTTTCTTTAATTATCCTGTTAATCTTATTATTAGCTACAACTTGCATTTGAGAAAATTCAGATACACGTTGTTGATATTTAGCGATTTCATTATTAAGTGCTTCATAATCTTTAATTGTTGAATTTGACAAGCCCCAATTAGCTATTACTTGGTCAGCATCCGCAGTCCCATTTTTTAGATCTTCTATTTGTGCTTTTACTTCGTCAGTAACCTCTGTATATCCCAACATATTAGCGATTCTTGCTTCTCCTAACCTGTTAGTTTCTTCTGCCGTTTGTTTTTCTAAGGCAAGAATTTCACGAGCAGCCTTTAACCTGTCGTTATCAGATTTAGTCGTATCATCGGCTATTTGTTTAAGCTCAGCAATTTTTGTTTTTCTTGCTTGTTGAACCGCAATAAGTTTTTTTTCTTCTTTCTCTATCTTGTTTAAAGCCTCCCTTAACTTAACAGCTAGTTCAGTCTCTGTTTCTAATTCTTTACCAACTCCTGCGAATGCAGCTTTTGCGTCTTCTGCCGCCCCGGAAAAATCACCTGAAAAGAACTTCATGATTGCACCCCCGAATTTAGCGAACCTATCTATAATTACGTCTAATGCTGCTTTAAGCCATGCGAATGCTTTGCTCAACTTTTCAGTCCCTTCTTGCGTACTTGTTAAATAAGCAACAAGAGAACCGAGCAAAACGACAAAAGCTCCAACTCCTGTCGATACAATGGCGATTTTTAGAATTTTCATTCCAGCTGAAAGCCCTGCTGTTGCTACCGTAGCTGCCTTTTGAGCTGTTGTCATTCCTGATAATCCTGAAATTGCTTCTCTGAAATCAGAGCTGACAACCCTTAATTCACTGCCTACTTCTTTAAACTGAATAATAAGAGGAGCTATCGCTTGTTTAACTTGTGAAATAGCCGGAACATTTGTCTCTAATGCTTGCGAAAATGAGTTCAAATAATTGCCAACATTTCTGGAAAAACGACCTGTTGCCTCTTCTGCTCCTTTAAGCTCTTTTGTAACAGCATTAATCTTTTCTTGTAATTCTTTCCCTTTCGCAGAATCCCGTTCCGCCTTACTTAGATTGTCATATTCAGCAATTAAATTAGACAATGCAGCACGAAGTTGTCTCAATGAACCATCATTTTGCTTTTCAACTTTTATATTGTTCTGAATCTCTTTCCTAAGAGCTCGTATCTTTGTAGAATATTCGGTAACATGTTGTTTTGAAAGCTCCATTTCCCGATTATATTCTTCCCAAGAAACAGTCCCTTCCTTTAACCATTGGTTGTACTCTTTTTGCAAATTCTTTTCCCTTTCTATTTGGGTATTCAGCTCCATTATTTGTTTAATCGCTGCTTCTGTATTTGTTTGTACTTTAACATTGAGGATAATCTCTTTCTCTGCCATAACCTAAAACATTTATAGTATTCATAATAATTTAAGTAATTCACACTCTGAATAATCACCTTGCGACTTTATAGAGATAATAGCGAAGAATGCCGCATATCGCTCTATATATACAGGTATCGTGTAATCGAGGTTTTTCAAATCTATCTCAGTAAGCCTGAATGTGTCCTTAATCACAAACGGCGACTTGATGAGGTCTTGATAAAAAGATAGACCGAAACGTGATACCCGGTTTTGAAATTTAAGGTCTGAAAAGTCCAACCGGGCATCCTCCTTGCCTTGACTGTCAAAAGAGATTACAAGCTGCATAATCCTGTCTCCGCAATCTTCAAGCTCCACGATCGTACCGTCGTCGCTCCATTTGAAATACGGAACGGCTCTCATGTCCCCATTGTCACCCCCGGCAGTATAAGGAAGTTTCACTAAGTCTTTTTCATGGTCGAGAGTCTTATTTTGTACAACCATATAGCCGTCTGCACTCTTGGCGTTCTCGTTCTCCTCGTAACGGAAATAGTTCTTCTGTGCAAAGTCCCCAAACGTGTACGAGGTCTCTTTGGCCGTCCACCCTGTCGGGACTAATTTCTTGCTCCAATCGACCGCCTTGTCTCTATTATCTATTATCTTGTTTACGGATATGAAAGAGACACCGGTATCGCTTTTTATGGCGAACAAGCCGAACAGCCAGCATATTTGCTTTATGAAATCGACTACCGATATATCCGGCAGGTTCGAGCCGATCGGGTAATATTGGTTATAAGATACAGACTGAACATCTTCGCTAAAAATTTTTATATAACTTTTTATAATACCTAATAACGCCCCATTGTTTATACGTATTCTAATTGTTATATTACTATATTCTGTAATATCAAAAGGTATAACTCCTTTATAAGCACACAATCCAATATCATTTGAGCTAATTTGTAAACTCTTAATATATTGTGCATTTGAATAAAAGGCTAATTCTACCACATTAAGAGTATTATGTTTATTTGTATAAATAAGGATGTCTAATTCCCAGTCAAGAGATGTTTCATATATTCTAACAACATCTCCGTATGTTTCTGTATTAGAAATATTTATACCATCAACTCTATTTATTTGGGTAAATTTTACATACTTAATATCACTATCAAGTGTACCTGTAATATTCGCTTCAAAAAAATTATACTTCGAGCTTGCTTTCTGTGAGATGAGGGGCAAGTACAACAGTTCTATATATTGTTTATAGCTTCCCCAATCCATTGTAAGACCGTAATATGAGGCTATTTCCTCCAACAGCCTCATGCAATTGACCGACGGGTGTATAAATATCTTGTCTCGGTTGGAATCCACATCTATACCCGCATTATGACGGATATAACCGTGTGACAGTTGACCGTCAACCAGCCCGTTGTCGTATGTCGTAGAGCTGTTCCACGGCAAAGCCATATCGGCAAACTCCTGTATGCTCTTATCATCGTTCATGAGCTGAATAAATTTCTCACTCATTCCCCAAGTTAAGGCCACATCAAACCCATCTTCGCTACACGATATAAGAACGGCTTTTGCGTCAAATAGCTTTACCCCATTCCTGTAATACTCCGCATTGAAATAGTCCCTCATCAAGTAGCTCTCATGACCGGCAACATCGGGAAAATCAAACAGCCTTATATTCTTATTCGTCCTCGGTAGGGTTATCGTATAACTGTTCGAGGCTGTTATCTTGGAAATGTCCCCTAACAAATTGCTCTTGAAATTGAGTGTTATCTCACTGTCGCCCAAATCGACACTTTCACCCTTGATATATAGTTCCTCTTTCATATCTTTATTGTTAACTCTTCGGGTAATTCAATCTTGAAAACAAAATCTTGAAGTTCAGCACTCGTCCGCTCAAAATCCCCAGTCTGTACATTTACTCTGATAAACGCATTTGCTTTTATATCAAACATGTAGACCATCGGGGAATATAACACTTCTTCAACATAATCATATATATTTTTTTCAGCCAATGGGAGAGCGAGGGTTAATACCCGTTTCGCAGTTTTATTCCATTGATTCACTGTATCGTTCAATCGTAAATCGTAAATATTTTTTTTATTATAATCTTCTCCATCAACTTTAAGCATATCTCCTTTTTTCTTAAAAAGAAAATAGCTCTTGCCTCCCCAATGATTAAGCCACATAAGATATATCCCACTTATACAAGTATCTATATCTACCTCATACTTAACATTTGACGATTGATTTAATAAAACGAATGGATAATTATTATATGTATTAGTATTAAATGATTTAAGCATTGAAACTGTATAATTGCCATAATACACACCCGATGAATTAAGACTAATCAATGCGTTCCCAGGTTCTCGATGTCTGTATCTAATATCTGATTCATTAGAATATTTAACTGCTCCTCCTATCATTAAAGGAAAGTCCAAAGAAAAAGGGAAATTAACGAAACTCTTTACCTTTATACTACGACCTCTATCAAATATAGAATCATAAGGTCTCATCGCACCAAATATAATCGTATAATTATCTATACTATATACATCTGTACCATCATTTGTAATTACATTAAATGATAAACTCAACGTATTAACACATGTTTCTGATTTTCCGTCTGAAAATGGATTTAATCTTTCTAAATCAATAAATTCACGTAAAATATAACTTATGTCTCTTTTAGCCACTGTAACCTCGTTGAACACCCATGTCTCCCTATATGATTTCCCCTCTTTATCTGCAATAGATATTTCAACTTTATTAATTTCAGTCATTGGCGCACCAATTTGAACTATGTTCGGAGAAAATACATAGCCAATATCATTCAGTTCAATCTGCGTAAATTCATTACTACCATTAAGAATCATAATCTTTCTAATATTTCAAGTTTATACTCTAAATAAATTTTATCTTCTACCCGTTTAAGAAACTCATCTATAAAGGGAGTGTAAATGTCTGCTCGTCCTCCTTCCCTATATAGCTTCGTACCCTTTGTGGCTATCGTATGGCTTATAGCTCCCGCTGCCATATTCAGGCTTCTTTCCTCGACCGTATATTTCGGTTGCCAGTTCTCAGACGGTTGGCGAATGTATGGAACTTGCCTTACCGATATTCCTTTGTCAATAATCCATTGCCTGATAATATCTACCATATTAGATGGAACACCTCCCGCAGCCCTACCTTTCTCTACCGTGGAAAATGCAGGGCGCCCTAGTAAATAGGCTTCGATTTCCTTTTCATTGCCTTCTATATATACCTCGATACTATCGGCCGTCTGTCCCGTTACCGTTGTTCCGGTAGCTCTCAGCTGTTCTACAATCTTGCCTTTGAGCCACTCCAATTCTTCTTGTAGAATTTCCCTTATACGCATTTTCCTGTCGATTCTTTAAGATTCAAAGAAACTGATACGCCTGAACACTGTATCGCCATATCCCTGATTACATCATGGCAACTCCATGCAGTTATTGGTTCAAAATATCGGGTGTCGTTTACCCGAACAACAAATTCCTCGACGGCAGAACGCATTCGCTCTATAATAGCATTCGTATCTTCTCCTTCCGGATCTATTCCCTCATGGTCGAGAAAGAATAACAAAGGCTCTATATTCTTCTTCAACATTCCCGAAACTGTTATTTCTCCTCCTCCATTGATAGGCATTACATACAATACGGCAGGAAGTTTCTCAGGCTGTTGAAGCCACTGGTTCAAATGATATATATCTCCTATTGAGAAAGAGAAGCCCATGGCCTCTACGATCTCCCTTATCTTATCCTCCATCATTTTTTCTTGTAAATTAACTTTTGCAATCTCCTTTGATAAGCTACTACTTCGTTATCCATCTTCATGCATTGATAGATAACTACCCACGGCACACATTGAAGAACATAATCATGATCTATTATTCCCATACGTTTTGCATAAGAATCGACAATACCGAATGTGCCAAAATTCAACGATGTTACTCCTGCGGCTATCTCCTCCGATGAATAACTCATTGTTTCACCGAGCGCCTCAAACATTTTGGAAACCCTCTTAACCTCATCTATAATCCAATTTCTATATCCAGCCGTGACAGATATATCAGCTTTCAAAACTTCCTCCTCGGTAAGTCCCTCAACAATCTGCATTGGCTTTATAAATTCTTCCGAGGTCGTCTTTATTTCCATTAACTGCAACAATTCACCGTACATAATACCGTTTATGTCTTTTTTTAATGGTTTTCCTTTGAATGTAGAAACTCTTTTAGCTCCTTTTACACTTTCTACCGATTCTTCGGTTAAACATTCCATGATGGCTAAAAAATGAGCCGTCGTACATGTTTTTCTTTTTTCTCTTTTCATATATTTCCGAGTTTAAATATCTTCTTATGTTGTGGCGGTGTAAACAATCTATTGAGAGCTACATAGCGGATAGCATCTAGCGAGTGATTGAATAATTCGATAGGCTCATTTGTAGGTTCTCCATCATCTCCTTCTTTCCACTTATAATTTGCCAGCTCTTTCCTTATATTCGTACTTCGCCTTGTCACATGCCACTTATATCTTTTCAACACCGAAATACCTAGTCTTATACTATCATTCCCTTTCTTCGCTCCCTCTATCCTAAGCCCGAACCTCTTCAATTCCTCTATGCTCTTAGGTTCTGCACTATCGGCGATAATGGTAATGGACACCATTCCATTTTGTCGAACGACTCTCGAAATATCGGGATTGGTTACCTTTCCTTCAAATAGAATCTCATCAATCCATAAATCGCCACCAGATAAACGAACATCAACCAATGCCGTTGGATCGTTATATCCAAAGTCAAGTCCCAACCATCTACCCTTGTAATTATCAGGCATAGAATCGACAATATCGTAATTGTCATAAACCATACCTCGGAGTCTTCCAGTCTTTCCCCTCGCATATACACGGTGAAGCTCCTTATCTTCAATCCCTTCTATCTTATCATGCTCCTCTTCGGAGAGAAAAGTATTGTGGCGATGATCTGTAATGAATAGCTTTGCTTCTGGCTTCCCTATTATCTTATCATGTACCCAGAAACGAGCTGTCGGGTTATAATCGATAAATATCTGCTTTCTTGTACGAATGGCAAGCTGCCAATATACAGGATAAGGTATACCATTAGCTTCATTGACAAACAAATAATCTCGCTTCCCACTCTTGGCATCCTGCTCATTCTGAAACGAAGCAAATTCTATTATGGAACCGGTAACGCACTTTACAATTCTGTCGCTTTCGTTGAATGAGAACTTATCAGAACAAAAATCGCTATTACCTATTATCGTCTTGACATCTCGATATGCGCCCTTTTTTAGGTTAGGTATGTCTTGGCCGACAACCGTTATAACTTTATTGACAAACGATAGGGCATAATATACTAGCAACTGCAATATCGTATAGGTTTTACCGGAAGATGTTCCGCCCTGATTAATTATGATACGCTCGTTACTATTCATCATGCTGTCAAATAAAGGCAAGGTTGCGAATATGTCAGTCGGCGATGTCATCTTCACTGTTGGCTATCGGTGGTGTACCTTCTTTATGTACAACAGATATTTTAAATCCGCTTATGCCATCATCGACAGAAAGCCTGTTATCCTGTCTGTTTTTCCAATTTTCAGGGTCTAAGTTCGTCAAAGCAAATATAAGTGCACCAGTATCCGGAGGGAAGTGCTTCGTTATTTTGCTTGACTTTACAAGCACTTTACTCCCGTCCTTTAAAGTTCTATATTCATTTTTAGACTCTTCAATCTCATAACCGGCAGCACGTTTCCATAGTGATTGCTCCAACGTTTGAACGATAGTTTCACGAAACTCTTTTCTCGCCTTTTTTAAAGAGTCCGAAAAGTCCGGATAAGACTCTAACCATTCGTAAAATGTGCTCTTACTTATACCCACCTTTTTACAGGCTAAGATATTAGAATCCCCCTCCCTTATATAGGAGATGATGCCATCTTTGACATCGTTAAATTTACCTTTGCTCATATCCTAAAACAATAACCTAAAACTTATATAAATATACTAAAAATCAATCTGATTAGCAAGTAAATTCTTGCTTTATTTCAGAGCAAATTCGAGCCTTCTCCATCTTGCGGCTGTATTCCTCTTTCAATGTTTCAATGTTCATGATTATTCCAAAGTTTAACTAATTGTTTTTCTGTATATGGTTCTTTTATACCCATATTTGCATTCACATACCATATTCCTATGGAATCAATAAGTATGAATCTATTTACATCTACCCGGTATATCTCATTATCGGGGTATGCTTCCTTTACAGCAGTTGTACAGTCTCCATTTGTATAGCAGCTTGTTAGTATAAGCGATACTAATAAAAGCAATAAAAATTTCTTCATAGTTACTCCTCCCACTCGATTTTAACAGTATCAATATATTCTTTATCCTTATCTATATAGGATATTGCACCCTCTTTGGTTTCAAATACAGAAACTCCTGTCATAATATAGCAATTCTCACTACTTGTACGAGGCCTATTACGATTGTAAATATTCACCCATCCTTCTTTCTTTTCTGGGAGCATCATGAGGTCGCCGTCATTCTCATGTCCTCCATGATAATTGCCATTATTAGGATAAGCAACCAAATCTTCAAATCCGGGATATTCCTTGCTTGGAATAAGAGCCATTATATTTTTCCCATCTTTTCTTTTGGCATCGAAGCAAATAATCCTCGCCTTTCTCCCGTCTCTTGTACATACTGGCTTGCCAGCTTTGGCTGCTTCAAGGTCAAAGGGTTTAAGATTCAATTTCTTTTCTTCCATATCTTCTTTGTTTTGTTTAATCTCTACAAACATTTCATTTGTGAGGCATGAATATGCAGGATAATGATTTATATAGTAACTCAATTTGCAGTTTCTTGAAAAATTATCATAAAAAGCACAATGATCACAAAGAGCACAAGGAGCCTTTATCTTTTGGTATGATTTATTCTCTATCCTAATAGGATCTCCGACCTTTTCAAGTTTCTTGAAGATTACAGATTTACCATCTTTTCTATAACATGATAAACATTCTCCTCTTATCTCAAATACATCACTACAATGAATATCACTCTTGGTAGCTAAATCACAATTCTCACATCCAAGAGATTTTGTATGAATACACTGATACCATTCTCCGTTGTACTCAAATATTTCTCCTACTTTTCTTTCCATAATTTCACTTTACCAGTTCGAAATCATACACAAATACATAGGGGTTTCTCTCCCATGTGCCTTTACCGCTTACTTTATCAATTAGTGCAGCATAGGCTTCACGAGGTGTATCAAATAATTTTCCCGTTGAACACCAAGAAAAACCCTCTTGCTCATAGTAATTAATCCCCTCTGCCATACAATCAACATCAGATATATCCCGCAACCTCTCCACTCTTACGGCTGTTATCCTAACTCTGTGTGGCATTAGCTCCGGCTTCACATACATTTTATTTGTCCAGCCTGCACCGTTTGGGAATAAATTAGGATTGCACTCATCATTGTAAAAGGAATTGTAGCTTTGAGCGACGGCTACGATTTCACCTACTTTATACGGGAGTCGGAATATGCTACCTCCTTCCAGCTTTGCTCCATAACCACAGAACTCACAATAAACACTACCATCTTCGTTGACAACCAAACTCATGGGTTTGTCCTTCCAATATGCTGATTTATACCAACGATGTACCGTAGAACAGTCCTCCGGTTGTGGATTCATTATCCGCCTTGTCTGAGTTTTTCTTCCTTCAAGTACGGCTTGGGTGAGTCCGTATTTATCATTGAACATTATTTTCTTCATCTCTTATTCCTCCTTTAATCATCTAACTATCTTTTTTTATATACATAAATTTAATATCAGACTTTTCTCTCATTTTTTTTATTTCTTCGATAATAACTTTTCTAATAAACCAGTATCCACCTGTAAGAAAATAATTTAAACCGCTTACTATTTCTGACTCATACCTCGTTCCTTTATAGATAACTCTATAATATCCACTCCATCCACCATCATGATATTCAAAATTTTGTAAAATATCATTCCTTAATCTTTGCAATAATTTAATCTTCATATCTTATTCCTCCTTTATAATTTCTTTCATGAAACAAATCCAGTGTGTATTAGATCGTTTGCCGGATATATGCCCGAATATTGGTTTTTCAGGTGTGAGTTTGAGAACTTCCGACACTTTGATGTCGGTCTCGTTCCATTTGAAAATCAAAAATCCTCCGGGTTTCAGGACTCGAAAACATTCTTTAAATCCCTTTGCCAGCATATCACGCCAATCTGAATACAGAGCTCCGTATTTAATTTGTTGGTAGCCTGTTGGCGATGCTTTTTCGTTCAAACTTCCGTACATATCTGCCATCTTTGACTTTCCAGCATTCCTTAATAAGTGAGGCGGATCGAAAACTACCATCGAAAAAGATTTATCCTCATAGGGCATATTTGTAAAGTCGGCTTGTATGTCGGGATTTACTTCAAATGATCTACCATCGCATAAATGAGTAGAGACCTTTCGAATGTCTTGAAAAAGAACTCTTTCGTCATGTTTGTCGAAGTAGAACATCTTTCCCCCACAACAGGCATCTAATATCGTTTTTCTCATTGCTCTCCTCCTTTCATAAGTTCGGTTTCTCCCATATTCGTATTCTTTTTATAATTTATTGAAATAAACTGACTTGTATTCTTTTCAAGACCTTTTCATTTGCGTCGTTATAGAACTGTTTGTTGACCTCGAAACCATATGCCTTTCTTCCCAATGAGGCCGCCGCATACAGGGTTGTGCCGCTTCCTGCGCACGGGTCGATGACAACATCGCCCTTGTCCGTGAATATCTCTATCAACCGTTTGAGGAGCGGGACAGGTTTCTGGCAAGGGTGGCATTTGGGCGTGGTGTTGTCCCTCACCCAGTCGAAGCAGTTGAAAATCATTCTCCCGTTGTTGTTGAATTTGGGCAACTTGTCCCGATAAAGGATAAGGCCGTATTCGCAGTTGCCGACGACCTTCATGTTTGCTTTCAACACTTGCGCAGAGAAGTCCTTGCGGAAAACCAGCGGTATGTAGTGATTTAACCCGTATTTGCGTCCTAACTCTATGAATTTGAATTGCTGTTCGTACTCGCAAAACAGTATCATGCAGGGGGATTTGCCAGCTTCTTTCGGCTCTTTCACGAGCATTTTTGAACAGAAGTGCATGAACTCGGCCGGACGAAACTCGCTGTCGGACGAGAAGAATTGTTTGCCTGCCAATGCGCTCTCGCCGTTCTTGTTGTCTCCGTCGATATACCATGCGGGGTTGCTGGCGTAGGCGTTATTCGCCAAATTATACGGCACATCTGCTATAATCAGCTGCGCTTTTGGCAGACCATAGACTTTATAATTCTGGAATGAGTCGTTGTAAAGCTCTATGTCTTTCATACTTAACTTTCCTTTTTGCTGTAATTCTCAATTTGTTTTAATAATTTGGACAGTACACGGCAGTCTCGAATAGTCTTACCCGTAGCCTAATTACTGTATGATCTACATCTAACAACCCTATCCTCATAAGTCACTGAGATTAAAAGTTTTTATTTCCTCCTCGGTGAACCAATATTTGACTTTGAGAGGCCTTATGCTGTAAAGCATTTCGTCGTAGCTATTCCTATTGTATAGCTCGTCTAATCGGCTATATAGTTGCTTAGCTCTGTCTATGTCTTCATAGATAACTCGCTGAACTTCTTCATGGGAACAGTTGATAATATGCTTCGAGAAAACATATACTCGGTCATTCCTTATGTCAAGATAAATAAATATTACAAGCGTAATAAAAAGAATGGCTAATCCCGCTATCAATGTTATTTCCATGTCATTTCTCCTTTCTTAATTTTGCTTCAAATCATTCATTTCATATCCCATGTTAAACAGCCATTTGAGCTCTTCCCATTCCTCGAAGGTGAGGCTGGTGGTTCTGCTTCGTTCCCATTCCCGTTCCTTTTCCTCCTGCCTTTTCTTGTCCTCATAGAACCGCAATAGTTTCTCTCTGTCGGCTCTGAACTCTCGAAGAGACCTTGTTATCACCATAGGGTCGAAAACTCCGTAGAACGTCCCGTAAAGCCCTTGCTTGAACCGCTGAAAGAATACCATGAACTCGGTGAGCTTGAAATCGCCATAGCCGGAGATGATGATACGAGCTATCTCCTCGTACTCCTTTTCCGTCATTCCGTCCTTGCGGACTCCCGAAAATTCGGCGAGGTCGAGAAGCTGTATTTCCAGCCACGACTCGGCGATGTGACTGCCGAACGTCCTCGATACACGGGCTATGCTCGGAGCCTTGCCGATAAAGCAGCGTTCGAGGCTCTGGCAATAGCGGCCTTGATTGTCGGGGCTAAAAAGGCAGAGCAGATTCTCCCCCGTCTTGTAGATTGCCAGTATCTCCCGTTGCCAGCTTGGTGGCGATGGCTTTTGCAAACTCTTCAACTCGCTCCTGTTTGGTCTTGGAATTAGGTTTTTGATGGATTCCGGATTGCTCATCTCGTACTCGTTTTAGTTCGATTCTTAACCAGCGGGCAAAGTGTTGTTGTGCATCGCTGACGCTTTTTCTTGCAATACCCTCGTTTTGAAGTTTACGGATATATGCCTCGATATATAATCTCGATTCGCTCTCGTCGATGTGGTTGTTCATCGATAGCGTTTCTATCCACGTTTGATTTGAGAGTAGTTCTTCACTCAGTTCTGTCAGTGGCTTGTCAACGTCTTTGCCAAAATCTTCTTCTTTTTCTTTGCTTCTCGATAGAGAAGTTTCTTTTAAATCATTATCATTATCATTTTCATTATCATTATCATTTAAGCCCCCACTGGCTCGTTTGGCTCCCACTGGGTTATTTGGGGTCGAG